GTTTTGACCGATAGAGGTGCACGAAGTATGCACAACCTTGACTCATCAACGGGGATGGCCCGCGCTTCACGCGCACGTATGGGCCACTGGGCGGGCATAAAATAATCTCGTAAGTCAGCCTCACTCCTCCCATTAATGCGAATAAAACATAAATCCTCTGTATCGGCATTGGGAATCCAAATATCGCTAATAGACACAATATGATTACTAGACTGGTGGTCAGAGCTAGACGTAATCTTAATGGTCAAAGGATTGGCTCGCAAACGCTCAAGAACTGGTTTAATAGTATGTAGATTTGTCACGTACAGTCCAGTGCAAACAGCAAGGATTACTCCAATTGTCCGTGCGGGCCCATCTTCGATAGAGTAAAACCTAGATGCTCGCTCAACAATCACGCTCAGCCCATCCAACGTGGTTGAGCACGCCTTGTCTGACAGTTGCGGGGGCACAATTTCCACGCCTTGCATCGAAAACTCTACAGCCCCCAGTGGTGTGGAGGGCACCAGCTTACGTCGCCTATATATGAGCCACGCAACAAAAGCGGACACAGCTACAAAACCCTTCGTAGCAAAAGCGGCAGCTGAAACAGCCATCCTATGCATACGCCTGGAAACAATGCCGGCGGTAATGAGACCCGCCGACACGAGACCAGCACCAAGAGCCAACCCAGTTCTCCCACGGGCTGCTGCAACAGCAGACCCGATGGCAAACAAGCCCCCTCCAGCATGTGCCTTTACTGAAAAAGATGGGGACGGTGGTGCACGCTGCCAAGGCCACCTAAGCTTGATGTTTAAAGATGTGGACGAGTCAGCCGATAACATAAATCCCAAGGCTACCACCTCTGTCTTCGACTCTTCACACATACTGCGCGAATACTCTCGCGCAACCAAACGCAGCTCTTCAATTGTCTTGTCACGGTGGGACTTTACCGCTAATGTCTCCTCAAGGCGCCTTTGCTTTGCGGCATGCGCCTTAGCATCCGCTTCCAAAAAGTCAAGCATGTCAAAGACATCCATAGGCTTATCGTTAGATCCATTAATATACTGCTTAATATACCCCAGATCGCTCTTCTCCTTATCGACCGCCAGTACCCGATAGAGTTTAAGATCCCACAAATCAGGAATAGGAACCTCACTGGGGGGCGGAAACAGTGTATCATCCAACAACGTGCTACCAGGCTTCCTATACTGGGGCTTAACCTCAACCTCCACATAAAGGTTCACACGCCGTAGCACTGCCACCGGGCAGCACTGATACAAATGAGCATTGAACCCAGGTACGTTCGTTGTCGCTGCAACTACGGACATCCTCCAAAAGATACGACCCTTGTCCACA